TTTCATTAAACTGCATATTCCATTGGAAATACGCTTCTCCTAAAGGTTTAATTAAGTAATCATCAAGATTCTTAATTACTGTTTTAATACTTATATTAGCTGCACCCATGATCATTGAGAGACCAGAAGAGGTTCTACCAGTTCCAGATACTCCAGTTTGTCCATGCATTACAGATGGGATGCCTGTCTCTTCATCAGCTATTCTCCTAGCCAATTCAAACATCTGAATATTCTCTGGTGCAGTATTATTAAACTTAACTGCTGTAATAGCATTACCTCTAACACCAGCTTTACGTTTGAATACTTTACCAGGATATAATTCTAAACTCTGTCCAGATACTAAGGAACTTTCATCAATCTCTAAGATTACATTACCAGCTAGAGCTAAGTTATCAATAGCCATTCTTAAGTGACCATTCATTAGCATCTGAGAATCTTCCATATTCTCTGGAATACCCTTACCAAAGACACGATAGATATCTACTTCATATGGGAAGATATGATAGGGCAGTCTATTAGGAGTAAATGGATTAACAATAACCTTCAAGATTTCATTAGCACAAACCCAGACATTTACTTGAATAGAGTCTGTCTTATCTTTAGGTACATCCAAGCCAGCAGCTAAAGCTAACTCAGTATCTACAAAACCCCAATACTCTAATACTTCAAATCTATCAACGAAGCTAGAGTTCTGAACATCATAGATTACATTCTCCCAATGTTTAGATACATAATTTTGGGAATGACTATCTATACATCTTACAATAGCTTTTTTATTAAATCCTGGTTGTTTAGCTAACTGCCTCATACCTTCTGCAGAAAGTCTATGTCTATCAACTAGCCATTCAATATCTGCTGAAGATGTTCCACCTGGATCGTGATAGATACTCCAAATTGATCTATGCTCAAGCTTAGGCATCTTCTTAGTGAAAGGTGAATACTTACGTTTCTTATCACTATTTTCTTTAAATTCTTCTGAATCTTGATCTATACCTTCCCATTGATGTACAGTCTTTTGATGAGTAAAAGGACCTTTAATACAGCCAGAACCTAACATAACACATTCGTATAAACTCTTACGGATCTCTTTAACTGCTTCAGTGTCTGTTAATTGGTCTCTAATTATAGAGCCCATATTCATAGCAGCTTCATCTGCTGGACGAATGGTTGGTTCTCCTAAGACACCTTCACCTTGTATTAGATTAGCACCTTCGTACTTTTCTTTTAAACCACCTAACTTAAGACCAGCTTCAATAGCACCAGGAAGAATTTCTCTGTTATCTCCTTTAAAACCAAAAGGCTCATCAAATTCAGGTTTCTCTGGCTCACCATTAATATTTAAATGAGCTTTCTTACTAATACCTTCTGGCTCTGAAGTAGCTTCTACTTCCATTGGGAATCTAGAAGTTCCAAATAGGATATCACTAATATGACCAAAGCCAGCTAATACTTTTACTTTAGTTATCTTAATAGTTACTCTTGATCTTTCTGAAGCTCTCATTTGAGGAACACCAGCATTAGCTGTTGGCACTCCAGTTAGAGAAGTTCTCTTAGCCTCACTCTTATTATTTACATAAGCTCTCTTCCATCTAGATTCGTCTGGTTGCCTAGCTGTTTCTGCTCTTTGAAATCTATTATGGACAAAACCAGCTAAACCTCCTAACTCAGAAAAATCTTTAATTTCTGTAACTTCATCAGAGTTTGGGTCTACACCAAGTGTAAGAGGATTACTCATAGAGTAATTTACTTAGTCTTTAATCTCAGAGGCGTAGGTGTATCACTTGTGAAATTGGCATTAATCTGACCACCAGATTTGGAAGCCATACTCATAGTTAGTGGACTACCAGCATTATTTTTACCAAATAATTCAGAGTCTTTTCTACCACCAGAACGGCCCATATCTTTATTCTCACCACCATGATCATGAGTTGGAAGAGTAAAAGGCTTACTATGTTCCATGTGATTGTCTAATTCAACTTTAGTCATTTGTTTATTGTCTCCTTTTTACCTAAATTGGAGCGAGGTATCGGATTCGAACCGATATTAACAGGGTGGAAACCTGTGGTTCTGCCATTGAACTAACCTAGCTTAGAAATTTAATTTAATACTAAATTATTTTCATAAGTCCATTTATACTTATTTACACACAAACCACATAATTCTCTTATTGAATAAGCTTTAAGTTTATCTTTCCAATATAGTATCATATCTCCAGCTTTTATTGATCCCATACATGTTATTATTTCTTTATCACAACCAGAACAGTATCTTCCAGTATGAGTATAATGAGAATAATTAATATCCAAATACATCATCTATTGGAACAGGAGGAATATCTGGCATATTGTAAAGTAATCTTTCGTAGTAAGGATCAGGGCTTTCTACTTTTCTTTGCATACACATATATCTTAAAGCATCGTAAGCATGGTCCTGAGCTTTAGTATCTACATCTTCACTAATATTTTTACTCATTGGAATTGTTTGCAATTCTCTAATTATATTAGTACAGTTATTAAAGATCAAAAGCCCTGGTTTACCAGTTTCCTCATTAATCCTCAATCTTTTATGTATCTGAGCTTTACCAACAATTCTATCTCTATCGGATGGAAGGAACTGAGGACTTACGTGACGATTGATCTGCTCACTAATTGTTATTCCGCCAACTTGATTAAACGTAGACTCATCTAAAACAGCTTCCATTAAGTTAGGATCTTTTTGTTCTAACTGATCAATTATCTGTCCTAAGGTATCAGGGATATATCCTTTACCATAGAATTCTCTGTAGATATATAAGATACCGTCAGAATCTAAAGCTCCCCAGAGGATTGCAGAAGGACTAGAATATCCGTAGTCACCTCCTCGCATTCTGAACCATGATCTAGGGATAGCTCCTTCATCAAAATATTCCTGAGGATCAATCGTATGGATTGATTTGTCAAATTCTGGAAACGCTGCTCCTTCGACAATATCCCAATCGCCTTCAAGTAACCTCTTTTTTTCAATTTCTGGTAATGCAAGGAGTCTAGCTTCATAATCGCCCCTTTCCCAAAGATAAGGATTATCACTCAGTCTAGCTGGTATAAACCTTCTCCTTAAGAGAGGTTGTCCAGGCTTCTTCTTATGGTTCATTGGATACCTAAGAACTTTACCTGATTCTAAATCACATCCCCAAAATGCTTTACCGTGTGGAATATCATCTATCTTCCACATCTGCTTTACCCACCAAGCCCCAACACCGCCAGGGTTTGTAGTTGCTCTCATATAACACTTAATATTAATATCAGTTGTTCTTACACGGGAACTAAGATAGTTCCAAGGGTAAGGCGTTGGCCAATGTGTAAGTTCATCAAAACAAACTAAAGTAAAGGATTGACCTTGATACTTGTAAACATCATCATCTCTATCTAAGTAAGAGAACTCAATAGTAGCACCAGAAGGAAAGACCCACATCTTATCTGTCTTACGATAATAAGCTTTTGGGAAACCCTTTTGATAGAAACTCTTACTGTCCCGAATTAATTCATCTAATTCATCCAGAGTTCTTCTTAAGATTAATACTCTGCAAGCTAGTAGATGAACGTATCTGAGAGCCTCTCCTAAGAGGGCATAGGACTTACCCCCTCCTGCTGCACCACCGTACAACACTTGCTCCTCTGAGGACGAGAGAAAATCCACCTGAGGGCCAGAGTTGGGCTCAAAGGCTACAAGTGCATTCTCTTCAAGATATTCCTTGTAAGAGACGGGCGCAGACAAGAGGTCGGAACTCTCTAATGCTGCCTTACCACCAGTAGCGTCGTTTAATTTCTTTATTTTATTTAAAGTTCTTTTTGCTGAATTTAATTTATTTTGACTCTTTTCTACTTGTTTCTTAACTTGAGCTTTTTTAGATTGCAACCTTTGCTTCGCAAGTTGTTCAGTTGAATAGTGGTATGTATCCTTTCCATCCTTCTTGCGTTGTTTTCTTTCTTCTTTTGTTGGTAACTTAACTTTCGTAACCACCGTTACTTCCGTTATCGTTAGGGTTAAATCTTTTATGTGTCAAAGTATATTGGTATTGGTCTGGTTTTATTTTCTCTAAGAAACCTTCACCATAGTTCTTATCAAAGTAATTTCTAATAATCTTCTCTATTTGAATCTTTCCAAATGTATATGATACAATACCATCAATTTCTAATTTGTCTAACATTTATTCTCTCTCTCTCTTTGCATATAAAAATCATTAGATTTCCAAAACCTAAGTAATATCCTATTTCAGGTTTAGGAGGAGATATCTTCAAATTCTATATCAATAGGCTTTTCAGTATTTATGTCTTTACCAGGAAGAAGAATTACTGCTATCTCCTCTCTAATATGAATATCCTTTTCAATCTTCTTGGATACTCCTGCCCTATCTAAGATGTCCTGTGCTGCCCTAAATCTTAAATCTTTGTCTCCCTTACCATTACCAGTTAAAGTACCTTGCATTGCTTGGAATAAAATATCACCTGCATTTAAGGATTGTGAAACTAAAGTAAA